TTGGACGTCCCCAGTCAGAATTAAAGGAGATACTGGAGATACAGGCGCATCTGGTAATTACACCGAATATAAGTATGCAAAAAACAGCAGTACTACAACGGCTCCGGATATTGTAGTAACAGATTTGAATCCGTCCGGGTGGTCGGTAACTCCACCGTCAACAGGATCATTGGAATATCTCTGGATGACAAAAGCGGTTAAAAATGCGGCTGGTACTTCGCTGGTATCTAATTGGACGCCTCCGGTCAGGATTAAAGGAGAGGTTGGAGCCACCGGGCCAACCGGACCAATAGGGCCGCTGACAATGGGCGGAAAGGATTATTCCGCTGTCACAACTTATTACGGCAATTCAACGCGTGTGGATATAGTAAAATACGGAGGATCGTATTACGTTGCGCGAACTGACGCTCCTGGCGGGTCGTTTGCGGATATTTTACCGACGAATACAGCATACTGGAACCCTTTCGGTGCAACATTTGACAGTGTAGCTACTGATTTGCTTTTTGCTTCACTGGCCTATATTGATAATTTAGGGGTTAAGTACTTGAGGACTGGAACTAGCGGACAGCGCGTATTCATAAATGGGGCAGATGGATCAATGCACTTTTATAACGCGTTAGATGTTGAAACAATGAAGTTAGAAAGTGGTATTTTAACAGCAATTGGAGCAATATTAAATGGAGCTACTGTGAAAAGTGCTACAACCGGACAACGAGTTGTAATAAATGGAAGTACAAATGAATTAGAATTTTATAATGCTTCAGGAGTTTTAAAAGCTACACTGGGATTATCTGGAACTATTGCATCATTACGAATTGGTTCTAGTGTTGAAATTAACGAAGCTAATTACGTTTTTGGAACTTCCTTTCAAGCTGATGGAAATGGGGTTTTCGCAAGTGTTTTAGGATTAAGTTCATCGCAGTCTACGCCGTCGCTCGATAATACAATTTTTACAAACACATCGGGAGATTTAGTATTTAAAGATAGAACTGGAGCATTGCATACAATTGTGAATATATAAAAGCCCCCAGCTTCACTACCCGTCAATTTCTCACGTCGCCGGGTAAATGATAAAAGTGCTACTACACCAAGCCAGGGGCAAATGTCCTTTGAGTGTAGTAGCACTTTTATTTATTAACGTGAGATTAAACAAAAATACAAAATGATATGAAAACACCAATTAGTTATTACGGTGGAAAACAAAATTTAGTTAATACTATTTTACCATTGATTCCAAAACACACTACGTATATTGAGCCTTTTATTGGCGGTGGTGCGATATTTTGGGCAAAGAATAAAAGTGATGTTGAGATCATTAACGATAATAATCGAGAGCTTATTAACTTCTATGAGGTAGCTCAAAATGAGTTTGTAGAATTGGAAAAGATGGTTAGAATAAGTCTGCACTCTCGTTCTATTCATAATGACGCTACTGTGATTTATAACAATCCACACATGTTTTCAAGGATAAAACGAGCGTGGGCAGTGTGGGTACTGGCAACACAGTCGTTTAGTGCAATGTTTGACGGATCGTGGGGATACGACAGACAAAAAGGAACTACATCATAAAAGATAACGAATAAGAGAGATTCATTTACAATTGATTATTCTATTAGACTACAAGATGTACAGATTGAATGCACGGATGCACTTCGAATTATAAGATCGAGAGATTATGAAAGCGCATTCATTTATTGCGATCCCCCGTATTACAATAGCGATTGCGGTCATTATAACGGATATTCAAAGGAAGACTTTGAACAGTTACTAAAATTATTATCTGAGATTAAGGGAAAGTTCCTTATGAGTAGCTATCCAAGTAATATACTTAACAAATATAGTGATATAAATAAATGGTTTACTAAGACAATAGAACAGCCTGTAAGTGTTGCAAATGGAACTGGCAATGGCGGCAAACGTAAAATTGAAGTATTAACAGCTAATTACGATCTTACTAATCCATATAAAGAAATTCTGTTGTTTTAG